ACCTGAACTTAAAAACGATAAACTTACAGACAGATTAGGAGTCTGCAGTGATTATATTATTAACTATGAATAAAGCAGTCTTTATATCCGGATTTTTATATAATCTCTCTGATAATATCATTCCATTCTTAGATAAAGAAACTGATCTATTTGTACATTCTTGGCAAACAGAGGATAATCAAAGGTGGATAAAAAAATTAGACAGATATAAAAAATACTGTAATGAAACTACCTTTATATTTACCAAACCAGAACATAAAAGAAAAAGAATATCTTACTTACAGTCTACATACTATGCTACAAGTTTAATTAAAGACCCATATAAGTATAAGTCCATAGTAAAATTTAAACCAGATCTCGATATAGATACTATTGAATATAAAGAAGACATGAGTAATAGCTTTAGAAAAGCATATCTTCAAAATCAACCTTTATTAAACGATACAACAAAAGAGGAATGTGTTTACGGGTATATTCACTATAAAGCAATGGACGAAAGAATCTTTACCTGTTATCCGTACGTAATAGAGAAAATGTTTCAAGACGACGGTAGCAAAAGCTATCAAGATGGATTTATGAAAGAGGCAATTAAATTAGATAATAAACTTCAATGGTGGGTTGCAAAAGAATACGAAGGTAGTCTACTGTGGAAAGAATTATTTGAATGTTATAATATAGAATTAATTCAAGATATTAATCTTAAGTTACCAAACAATAAACAATGGCAGTAAAAAGAGCAAAAAAATTAAAAAAAGAGGAATTTGATAATGTTAAAATAATAGAAAAAAGATTAGATCTAATTAAAACAGATATCATAGAAATAGCTAATTTAAAAATAGAACTATCTAAAAAAATTAACACTGTAATAAACTCCCAGCACAAACAGGATTTATTAGAAGAAATAGGTAAAATCGAACTATATATAGATAAGAAGAAAGCTGCTTTGAGTCAATTTACTAAAGAGACTAACGAACAAAACGCAGCTCTAGCTAAAGATCTTCAATCTAAGTACGGAGACGGTACAATTAATCCTTCCAAAGGTACTTTTATTCCTTCATCACTTTAGACTTTTAGTATCTATTTATATAAGAAGACAAATACTCTGTTTACAAGAGTTTTTCGAAATAGACAATATATTTATTAATATACAATAATTAAACTAAACCAAGACATGGCAGAAACTATTATCTCCCCAGGTGTATTTCAAAGAGAAAACGATATCTCTTTTATCTCCCCAGCACCAGCAGAAGTTGGAGCATGTATAATTGGCCCAGCAGTAAAAGGACCAGTTGAAATCCCTACTACAGTTACTTCTTATAACGAATATGTAAGAGTATTTGGAGACACATTTGAATCAGGTTCAACTAAACAAGAATTTTTTACTTCTATGGCAGCTAAAAATTACTTCTCTCAAGGAGGTAATTCTTTACTAGTAGCTAGAGTTGTAACAGGATCTTTTACAGCAGCAGGAAGTACTTTTATCTCTGCTTCAGCAAATGATTCAATTCAACCTTTTCAATTAAATACAATAGGAAAAGGTACCCTATATAATAACTCAACAGCATCTTTAGATGCAGGAGAATCAAACAGTGATAGCTCATTAAAAAGCGGATCTGCTGATAACTTAAGATGGGAAATTTCAAACAAAAATATAGCTAAAGGAACATTTACTTTATCAATACGTAGAGGAGATGATAATCTTAAAAATAAAATTGTATTAGAAACATTTAATAATTTAAGCTTAGATCCTAATTCAGAAAACTATATTGAAAAACAAATAGGTAATCAAGTAGAGGCTATTTCCGGAACAGGAGATAACGTTACTGTTACTGGAGAATATGTTAACAAATCTAATTACGTTAGAATTAGCGCAGTAAATTCACCTACTATTAATTATATCGGAAACGATGGCGCAAGAAGACTAGACAGTCTTACAGGGTCTCTACCGATAGAAGGTTCAGGATCATTCTTCAATGCTTCTGGAGCTAACGTTGTAGGAGGAGACAATTACTATGATAATGTAGGAACAAGATCTCAAGGGCTAACAAAAGGATGTTACGATAAGGTAATAACTTTATTAGGTAACTCAGATGATTATAGATTCAATGTAATTACAGCACCAGGATTAAATAATAATAATCACGGTACTTCAATTAGCTCATTAATCGATTTAGCAGAGAGCAGAGGAGACTGTATATTTATAGCAGACCTTTACGGACACGGAGGAACAGTATCTAACATAACTGGACAAGCTGATTTGCTTAACAGTTCATATGCAGCATCATACTGGCCTTGGTTACAGACTCAGTCTGGCACAGGTAAGAATGTATGGGCACCAGCTTCAGTATTTATTCCTGGAGTATATGCATTTACAGATGGATCTTCTGCACCATGGTTTGCACCAGCAGGACTTGTAAGAGGAGGATTAACAGGAGTTATTCAAGCAGAAAGAAGATTATCAAGAGTACAAAGAGATAGTTTATATGATGCTAAAGTTAACCCAATAGCTACTTTCCCTGGAACAGGAATAGCAGTATTTGGTCAAAAGACTTTACAAACTAAAGCATCAGCTTTAGATAGAGTAAATGTAAGAAGATTATTAATCGAACTTAAAGAGTTTGTCGGTAATCAAGCACAAAACTTAGTATTCGAACAAAATACAATCAATACAAGAAATAAATTCTTAGCAGCAGTTAATCCTTATTTAGATACAGTAGTATCAAGACAAGGGCTATATGCATTTAGAGTCGTAATGGATGATTCTAATAACTCAGCTGACATAGTAGATAGAAACCAATTAGTAGGTCAAATATTTATTCAACCAGCTAAAACAGCAGAATTTATTGTACTTGACTTCACAGTTGAGCCAACAGGTGCAACTTTTGGAGCATAAGTTTTAAAGTAGATATTTATAATAAATAATTAAAAGTATAAAATGGCAGTATTAGACCCAAATGAAATAATGTTTAAAGCTTTCGAACCGAAAGTACAAAACAGATTTGTCTTATTTATAGACGGTATTCCATCCTTTATGGTTAAGAACGTAGCAGCTCCAAGCTTTACAGATGAAGTTGTTAAACTTGACCACATTAACACGTACAGAAAAATACGTGGGAAAAGAGAATGGCAAGATATAGATATGACTCTATATGACCCAATAACACCATCAGGAGCACAAGCAGTAATGGAATGGGCTCGTCTTTCTTATGAATCAGTAACTGGTAGAGCTGGTTATTCAGATTTCTATAAAAAAGATTTAACTCTAAATATTTTAGGACCTGTAGGTGATATAATCGGTGAATGGGTAATAAAAGGAGCATTCATACAAACTGCTAACTTCGGATCATTTGATTGGGCAAATTCAGAAGTAGTAGATTTACAGATGACAGTATCAATGGACTACTGTGTATTGAATTACTAATCATCAACTACACATATATATAAGAACCCGGCATTTAGTCGGGTTTTTTGTTTGTTTATAAAGTTTTTATTCGTATATTTATATAAAGACAAGTTATACTAAAATAAAATTTATGGAATCAAAATTTAGTTTACCGACAGAATCGGTGGATTTACCGTCAAAAGGCTTACTTTATCCAAAAGAATCTCCTCTTTCATCAGGTATCATAGAGATGAAGTACATGACAGCTAAAGAAGAAGATATTCTAACTAATACTAATTATATTACTAAAGGTATTGTAATGGATAAACTACTTTCTTCATTAATAGTGAATAAAGATATTAACATAAAAGATTTATTAATAGGAGATAAGAACGCATTATTTATAGCGTGTAGGATTTTATCATACGGAAAGGATTATGAATTCGTTTATGGAGGAGAAATAGTCAAAGCTGATTTAGCAGCTTTAGATAATAAAAAAATAGACTATAGTTTATTTGAAGACAATATAAATGAATTTGCGTTTAAGTTACCCCATACCGATAATACAGTTACTATTAAATGTTTAACTGCTAGAGATGAAAAAAAGATACAAGAAGAAATCGACGGTAATAAAAAATTTAATAAAGATGGAAATACTTCGAGTAGTTCAAGATTGAAACATCTTATTACCTCAGTTAACGGGATTAAAGAAACTAAAGATATTAGAGAATTTGTAGATAATTTTTTACTAGCCAAAGATGCTAGAGCTATTAGAAAGTTTTACGAAACTATAAATCCTGATATTGACCTTACTTGTAAATTTACAAATAAGGATGGCGGTGAGGAGGACGTCATCATCCCGGTAGGGATAGACTTTTTTTGGCCTGACGCCTAAACATCGACAACAAATATTTACACAAATACACGAAATCGTATTTCACGGTAAAGGAGGTTACTCGTGGAACGATGTATATAACATGCCAATATGGTTACGAAAATTTACATATGCAACTATAGCTGAACACTATAGTAAGCTAGATAAACAAAATAAACCACCCCCGGTACCTAAAAAGAAATTTGGACCAGACATTAAACCTTCTTTTTCTACAAAATCATCTAAAAACGGTTAACTTCCTATTTATATTATATAGATAGACTTATGGCTCAAACTCCTAATAATTTCGATAAGCAAAAGTTAAAAAAAGACTTTGACGAATCTATTGCTTTTATGAGCGATGGAATAAGTAGTCTAGGTGCTCAACTTAGTGCTGTATTAGACAAAAGTTTCAAAGAAATGTCATCAGGTGCGGAAAAAAACGTATTAGGTAATATTTGGAGAAAGACTAATAGTGCTTTTGCTGCAGTTAAAAAAGAGTTAGACAATGTAGTTATTACTCAGAAAAGAATTGAAGAAGGAGAATTATCATATAATCAAGTCGTTGCAAGAGGAAGTAAAGTAAAAGAAAAAATAGCTATTCTTGAAGCTAGACGAAATGAACTGCAACTACACGGTAGGGATTTAACAAAAGAACAAGTCAAAGATCTTAAAGAGTATACTGACGAACTTGTAGCTGCAACACAAGCACAAACTGATTTAGCAGCAGAAATAGAAGATAAAGCAGGAGCTATAGGCCAAATATTTACAAGAATGTCTAATACTCCTGTAATAGGACAACTCCTCAATGCAAAAGCAGCTACAGAAGCAATGAGAAAAAGTTTAGCAGGAGGAGGATCAGCATTGAAAAGTCTTGGACTA